TACCTGATTTTGTATCTAAAAAAGTAGATATGTTAACGGCAGCAAGAAGTTTTAAGGCTGCAATAGATAAAAATTGTAAAGCAATGGGTATGGATCCTGATTGGGAAACTAATCTTATGTTATACAAAGATTATAATAGTGATTCTAATAGTGATAAAATTATTGTTGTTAGTTTTGAAGCAGGTCCGCATGATTGGGGTGTAGGTTATTCTTTAGGTAGCCACCCTAAAAGTTATGCTTGGCCAAATGGCAATATTCAAGATTGGTATTTAGAATGTTATTATGGTTTCGATGTAATGTTTACTCCGTTAGATTTAGATAAGGCACCTAGTTATGAATCATTTAGTGTTAAACCGGGTCCGTCTAAAAATATGAGAGATAAATTAGATATTAAGGAGGTAAGAACAAATGGCGAGCACATATAAAAAATTGATTGTCTATCTTAATGAGGAACAAGAGAAAGTCTTGACCGATTTTGACCTTAAAATTATAGACAAAGATGACTTTGATCTATTACATTATACAGTAGGAATCATTAGTAAAAGACTAGCAGAAACTAATCACAAGATGATTACAGATGTAGACCCTAATACTTGCGATCCTGTTACATTACAACATAGTAGTAAAACAATAGGATGATTATATTTTTCTTGTTTATATTGATATTATCTTTAGTAATCTGTTTTATATAAGTTAATTATAAAAAGGAGAAAGTAATGGCAATAATACAAAAAGAAGTAGAAGAAAATGACTACGGTAATTGTGCTAAATGCGATACTAAATTAACTATGATGGGTGCTTTATTATGGGATAATTCTGGTTACGTTTGTAATGATTGCGATATGGTAGAAATGGTAATACCTAATATCAAAAGTTATTACGGAGGTAAAAAATGCAAAGATTAATTTATCGTGGTTATGACATCGTAGAATACGACACTCAATGGAAAGTAGAATTAGATAACAAATCTATTGCTACATTCGAAAAGGTCGAAGGTGTTAGTGGCGAAGCCAGTTGTATGTGCGAAATAGACCGTATCAAAAGAGAAGAACGAAAAGAAGTTGATGCTAATATTCAACGAGTTGACGCACAAGTTAAATTAAATAATGATGTACAGAAAGCGAGGAATAATGGTAGCTAATAAATATATAGATGTTGTATCACATAATTCTAAAGCAGTATTGCCTAAAGATTATAAATTTAATAAAATACAACAATCTCCTAAAGTATTACAAATTGTTGATGGTATGTTAGGTTTTGAGTTTAATGGAACTTACATTGTTGACCCGACTTTAGACGAAACAGGTAGATTTCCTGTTAGTGCTACAACATATTATAAGATATCCGCAAAAAATAGAAATAGAATGATTAAGCACAATATTAAAAAATAATGTGGAAATAATCTAGATTTACATTCATAAATAAATCGCTATATTAGGATAAATATGGCGATAACAATAGACCAGATACATCAAACAAACGAGGCGACCTTATCCTCAATGGAAAAGAAGTTCTGTGAGGGTATTGCTGCAGGAAAAGGTAAGAGAAACGCTGCTGTTGATGCAGGTTATTCTGAAACATCAGCTCATGTACAAGCTGCCCGCAACTTAAAGAAGGATAAGATTATCCAGTATATAGATAGGTTGAGGGTTGATGCTAGGCGCTTGACAAGTGAGTCTGTGTCAAAAGAGGTAGAGAAACTTGATAAAGTGTATGCTGATGCTTGTGGCAAGAAGCAGTATTCCGCAGCAGTCAATGCGATAAGGCTAAAGTCTCAGTTGTTGGGGTTCCTTGTTGAAAAGAAAGAAGTACAACACTCGACACTAGATGCTATGAACGATGATGACTTGTCTTCATACCTAGACCAAATTCAAAAAGATCACAACATACAATAACACGCCGCCGCAGGCACGTGATGCTTGTGCCTAGGTGATCAGCGTTGTGCAGCAAGGATCAAGAATATATAAAAAAAAATCCTAGGAGTAATAAAAAAGTTTAAATAGGATATTAAAAATATATTAATTAATTTTATTAACTAATTAAGAAAGTATAACTATGATATTATTATTTAAATTACCGATTAGCTTTTTAGTCTTATTAACTTTTTATACTATTCTAGTGTAGGTAGTATTATTAGTCTATAATAAGAACAAAAAGAGAACAACAATAAAACTAATACAACAGAAAATAATAGTTTTAATTTCTTTTAAAATAAGTATTATATTTTTATCTTTTAAAAATTATATCTTTTAATAATTAAAAGAGTTTTTAAAAGAATTAGAAAGTAGAAATATGAAAAATAAATCTAACGAAAATAAAATAGTAGAGAATAAAATTTCTTTATCTCATAGAGAGATATCAAAGAATAAAATTTTATTCAGACTTACTAATACTAAAAGAGATAAATCAAAGTCTTTTTTAGTTTATGAAAAAGCTAAATTCTCAACTAATATAGAATTAGCTTATAATAATAACTATCGTAAAATTGATTTTGATTACGATACGACTTTCAATAATAGATTTAAAAAAGTTAATCTATTAGTTGATTTTCCTCAATATATAAATAAATCTAAAAAGAATTTATATTTAGATTTATTAGAGAGTAATAAAAAATATATTAGTGAAAATAAAGTTAGTTCTGAAATTATAGAAAATCAGAATTATTTTACTAAATTAGTTAATAGTCTTTAATAACTAAATAAGATTAGAGAGCGTTATTAATTTAACGCTCTCTTTTTTTTTCTTTTTTTCTCTCATCATTTATCTAATTTTATAATTCGTATTAAGTTTGATTGATTTTAATCGTATTAAGTTTAAAAAGAAAATCTACCCTTTAAGGGAGAAAGAGATAGAAAGAGTGATGAATGGCATAAATGTATATAAATTTTGTAGTAAAAAAAATTTTTTCATTTTATATCTTTACAATGTCATTTTTAAATAGTAGCCTTCCACCAATTTATTGTAAAGTACGCAAGGAGTATTTATATGATTTACGAAAACATAATGGAGAAAGCGAAGACTGTGTTATCTTTGGTCTTACAAGTATACAGGGTCGTGGTCTCCTCTTTAATATCATGTTGGAAAATGGCGCTTGCTTTTGGCGTTTGCCAATATGTGCCTTCTTTTCTAAAAGTATGGAACGGAAAGAAGTGCCAGATTTGTCAAACGACTTTCTTCAGCTGTGGAATTGTTTTGGTTATCATCATAGTGTTAATCATTTTTCTTTTTTAATCGGACAACGAGCTAAATATATTGGGAAAGATAAAAAATTTTATCATGGTGAGTATCTGTTTACCGTTGACTGGTGTCACCCTGATTCCAATTTACTTGACACAGATCATTCTGAAATTCCTCAGGAGCATAAGTGCGCTCATATACTGGAGCTTGACAACGGTAATTTTGCTGCTCAACCTAATAACAGACTATTATGGAACATTAATTCGTTCACTACGAGAAACGAAATCCCCGACTACAAAGTCCAAACGAACGAATGGAATGTAGAAAATAAGGATTGGCGGACCGAGGATACGGATAAATTTTTCTATGAGATAGAAGAAAAAAATTAGGTGTTGCTTCAATGGTAGGGAGACTTACTGGAAGCAGGGGTGATGGTGGGCAAAACTTTTTTGTTTATATAGTATCATAAACAAATTAGAGTGAGGAATGACAGTATCAATTTTACTTCCTACAAGGAAGAGAGTTCCCTTACTCAAAAAATGTGTAGAATCATTATTAGATAATGCTTCTGATCCAAGTAAAATTCAACTTCTTTTTGGAGTAGATGACGATGATCCAGAGAGTATAGATTATTTAAAAGATTTCAAACATCCAGCTAGATCAGTAATAAAGTTTAAAAGACAAGGTTACGAAAATTTACATTTATATAATAATTCTTTAGCTGCATATGCTCAAGGACTGTGGATCATGTTCTTTAATGACGATGCTATTATGAAAACTAAAAATTGGGATTTAGAAATTAATAAGTTTGATGGACAATTTAAACTTCTTAAAGTTCGAGAACAAACAGGACATCCTTATAGTATCTTTCCTATTATGCCTTGTGATTGGTTTAGATGTTTAGATCATATAAGTTTACATGGACAAAATGATGCGTGGGTCTCAGAGATTGCTTATATGTTAGATATAATGCAAGAAGTACATATTGATGTTTTACATGATCGAGCAGATATTACTGGTAACAATAATGACGATGTCTTTAAAGAGAGAATATACAAAGAGGGAAACCCTGATCAAGAAGGTGATTTACATCATCAAAAAATGGTTAACTCTAGATTTGCGGACGCAAGTAAGTTATCTTGGTTCCTAGATAAAATTGGACAAAGTTCAGAACATTGGAAAAAGATTACTCGAAAAGAAATTAAACCTTTTGCTAATTTAGAAAAAAAATTTTTAGAGTATCAAAAAAAAGGTTCTATAGGAGCAGGTAAACAAAATGCAAAAACCGCAGATCAAGGAAAAGTTAAAGTCAGCTATACAGATATACAAAAAGACTAAAGATCCAAGAGCAGCCGAAGTAATAGAACATTTAAATAAGATACTATCGACTTCTAAATCTAGAGATAGTTTATTAGATTATGCAAAGCACGTGTATCCTGGATACAAGGATCCAGCTCATATACAATTGATTGCAAAAAATCTAGAAGCTCTAGAAAAAGGAGAGATAAATAGATTAGCAGTGTTCATGCCACCAAGACATGGAAAGTCTATGTTATGTTCAGAATTTTTTCCAGCATGGTATTTAGGTAATAATCCTAATGAATTTGTAATTCAATCTACTTATGCTCAAGAACTCGCTGATGACTTTGGTCGTAAAGTTCGTAACCAGATAGCTAGTTCTGATTTCAATAGTGTATTTCCTCAAGTAGGTCTACGTGCTGATTCTAGTTCTGCTAAACGATTTCATACTATGCAAGGTGGAACTTATTCTGCGGTCGGTGCAGGTGGAGCAATTACTGGTAGAGGTGCGCATCTATTAATTATCGATGATCCTATAAAAGGTAGAGAGGACGCAGAGTCCGAGACACAACGAAGAAATTTAGTAGAGTGGTATAAATCTGTTGCTTACACTAGACTTCAGCCTGGTGGTAAAGTAATTATAATTCAAACACGATGGCACCAAGACGATTTAGCTGGTCACATATTATCAGAGAGTAAAGAAGATTGGAAAGTTTTAGATTTACCAGCGATAGATAATAAAGGCAATGCATTATGGCCTGAAGCTTATTCAAAAGAAGATTTAGAAAAAATAAAAGATACCGTAGGTCAACGTGTATGGCAAGCTCTTTATCAACAACAACCAAGTAATGATGAAGGATCCATTATCAAAAGAGAATGGTGGAATATATATGACGGAGATAAAATTCCTACATTATCATATGTAGTTCAATCTTATGATACTGCGTTCTCTACAAAAGCTTCTGCTGACTTCTCTGCTTGTACAACTTGGGGAGTGTTTAATGCTCGTGATGAAAGTAATCGACCTTACGCTGCAGCAATATTATTAGACGCATGGAAAGAAAGATTAGAGTATCCAGATTTAAGAAAACGTGCACAAGATAGTTATGAAGAATGGAGACCCGATCAAGTGCTTATAGAACAACGAGCTTCTGGTCAATCTTTAATACAAGATATGCGTAGATCAGGAGTGCCTGTAGTTACTTATAATCCTGAAAGAGATAAAGTTTCCAGAACTCACTCTGTAGCTCCAATGTTTGAAGGCGGGTTAGTCTTTACATTAGACGAAGATTGGACTAAAAGTGTACTAGATGAATCAGGTGCTTTTCCTTATGGAAAACATGACGATATACATGATACTTGCGTTCAAGCTTTATTGCGTATTCGTGATGGCTTTTTAGTAACGCACCCTGATGATCCAGATGATGAAGATTATGAACAAGAACGATACATTAAAAAAGACAAACATTATTACTCTTGATAGGTATAGACCTATTAAGAAAAGACAACCTACTTCTAAAGAAGTAGAAAAACGTCAAGATGAAGAAGTAATTAGTGCTTTTCATGATGCATGTATCAAGATTACTGATAAAGTAGATATAAAAGGATATGCTCTAGTTGCATGGGACGAGAAGGGAGTGCCTTGTCTTTCATGGTCTACTGGCCATAATAAATCACCTATTAGCGAAATGTTACTTCCTACCTTTACACAGTCGTGTTTTCAAGGTATACTAAATAGAAAATTAAGTACAACGGAGGACTTAAATGAGTAACCCATTTACGAAGCAAGCTATTAGTAATCATAACACTAAAAACTATTCAGTTGAAGATGTTAAAAAATCTAATGCAAGATTTTACGAAAAGTTTCCATCTGCTATCGAGCCAGCTGCTATGATTAAAAAAGCTATGCAAGATCCAGGTGACGAAGTAGTAAAAGAACAAACTAGACGAGAAAATGAAATGGAAAATTTCATTGGTAAAATAAATATAACTGGAGGAATCTATTAATGACAACTACACAGAAAACTACTAGAACACCTGTTCAGTATAACTCAAGTGGAGCTGCTGCAGGTTTTGGGCCACAAGCTCATCCACCTAAACAGGATCCATCTGCTGCAAATACTATTCAAGATAAAACTAAAGGCAATTCTGATTTTCATGGCGACAACATGGCTTTTATAAAAAAAATTAAAAGAGCTTAATTATGAAGATGACTGCTGGTGCAGGCTCCGGTCTAGGTAGATTACAAAATTCTAGAATGTCAGCGCCTAAAAAACGAAAGGTCAAAAAGAATGTTAAAAGGCAAAAGAAAAAAACTAGATAAAAATAAAGATGGCAAGTTAACAGGTGTAGACTTTGCTATGTTAAGAAAAAAAAGGAAAAAGAAAAATGTCAAGAAAAGAAAATGATAATGATAATGATAATGATTTCGTAGCAACTAAAGCTGAAAAGACTTTCAATGATGAAGGTGAAACAATTGATGTAGCTGATGCTAATGTATCTAGTTCTTATAAAGGTGGATTACTTTATAAAGGTAAAGCAAAAAATTATACTTCTGCAGCTGATATTATAAAAAAGAAATCTGCTAAAATTATTAAAATAGATATTGATAAAAAAAAGAATAAAGACTAATGGCCAAGCAGAAGTTCACACACTTCATACCAAGAGATAAGCCAAAAAAACGAGGACCTGGAGCACATAAGAAAAATAAAAATAAACAGGAGAAACGTCAAAAAAAACAAACACGTTACAAAGGACAAGGAAGATAATATGTTTCAATGGGATTTTGACAAACCTAGTACTCCAGTAAATTTTAATACAACTATTTTTCAAGATATAGCAGAGTTTAATAATTTCTTTAATCAAAATGTTGCACCACAAATGTCACCTATTCCAGCGCAAGCTATGCCACCTATGAATTTTTCAGGAAGTGCTTTAAATAATTTTCAAGAACAAGAAGAACAACCTATAATAGATTATATGAGTTATGATGCTCCTCAACCAACAGGACCTATACTTATGCCTCAGGATAGAAAAAATCAAACAACAGGACCTAGACCTGAGGATAAAAAAAATCAACAACCAGTTACTAATCAAGAATACACAGGATTACTTGATGCACAAGAAGGATTAAATCCATATGGCCAGAACCAGAATCAGACCTAAAAGACGTAGAGAAAATCCTATAAGAAAAACTACTGGTAAAGGTGGTAATTATAGAAAGACTAAATCAGGAGCTGGAATGACACGTAAAGGTGTTGCTGCATATAGACGAGCTAATCCTGGTTCTAAATTAAAAACTGCAGTTACTGGTAAAGTTAAACCTGGATCGAAGGCAGCTAAAAGAAGAAAATCTTATTGCGCAAGATCAGCAGGCCAATTAAAAAGAAGCTCTGCTAAAACAAGAAATGACCCTAATTCTAGAATAAGACAAGCTAGACGTAGATGGAAGTGCTAGACGCCTAGTAACTTTTGTTATATATTATTTATCTAAAAAAAGGAAAAACCTAATTTATGAGTATACATATGAATTACTATTTTACAGGTATTTTAATTTTAGGTTTTGTATTTCTAGCTTTTTGTGTGAGGCCAATGTGACTAAACCATTAACAATTTCAGAAGAAGCAAAAGTATCAATGCCTATGAAGACAGTTGCCTCTTTGATAGGTATGGTAGCTATAGGAACATGGGCATATTTTGGAGTAATAGAAACACAGAACAAAATATCAACCAGATTAGAATTAATGGAAAAAGATTTAATTGAAAATACAAATTTTAGAATTAAGTGGCCAAGAGGACAATTAGGTTCTTTACCAGCAGATTCTGAACAGTTTATGTTAATTGAAGATTTGTATAAACAAGTTGAAAAATTACAAGTTCAACAAGAGTCAGGTATGCACAATAAAGTTAATATTGAATTTTTACAGAAACAAGTAGAAAAGCTTTTAGATGATGTAGAAAAATTAAAAGATAAACAAAGAGATTTTACAAATGGTAATGGAGCTCACTAATGGAATTGATTATAGCTTTACTTATGATTGTAAATGGAGAAATTAAAGAACATAGAATTCAAACATCTATGTCCGAATGCCTTAAAGGCAAAAGAATTGCAATGAGATCAAACAAGAATAATAACATTGAATACCAGTGTATTAAGTCAAAAGCAGAGTTAGAATCAAATATAGATGGTAGCAAAAGTATTAAAAAATTAATACTAGAATAATCCATATTTTTGTTTTATATCTCTTAATAGGAAAGTATGGTATGAACCAGGAGGTATACTGCTATGAAAAAACAAGGATACAATGCAAGAAAAGATGAACAGTTAGGAATGACTAGAGGAAAACAATCTGGTAAAAAAATGTCTATGGCTGGTCGAAGAAAAGTAGCAAAAGCTACACGTAAACCAAAAGGCACTTACGGTTTTAAAAAAAAATAGTAAGTGATTAACAGAGAAGGATTTGGTAAACTTATGAAAAAAGGTTATCACAAAACTAAAAGTGGTCGAGTTGCTAAAAAAGGTTTGTATTACAATATGAACAAAAGAAAAAAAGCAGGCACAAGCAGACCTGGTAAAGGAACTGTTTCTGCTAAAGCTTTAAAAGCCTCTGCTAAAACCGCAAAAAGTTAAATAATGGAAGTTGAATTAGATAAAAAAAAATTACAATTCACTAATGAAAATGGTGAAAAAGTAAATGTAGATATCGATCAAGAGCAAACTGAAAAAGAAGAAGAAGCTTTTGAAAGTAATCACTATTCTAATTTAGCTGAAGAACTACCTGAACAAGAAATTAATCTTATAGGAAAAGAATTAGTACGTGCCTATGAAGATGATAAAAGCTCTCGAAAAAATTGGGAAGACCAATATTCAAAAGGTTTAAGAATGTTAGGTGTAGTTGTAGAAGATAGACAAGACCCTTTCCCGGGAGCTTCAGGTGTTCATCATCCATTACTTGCAGAAGCAGCAACACAGTTTCAAGCTAGAGCTATTGCTGAAATTTTTCCTGCTGGCGGTCCAGTTAAAACTCAAGTCATAGGAAAAGTTACAGATAAAAAATTAGATCAATCTCAAAGAGTTCAAGATTTTATGAACTTTCAAATTACACAAGAGATACCAGATTATTTTAATGAATTAGATCAAATGTTATTTTATTTAGCACTTGCTGGTAGTGCTTTTAAAAAAGTTTATTTTGATAATACTTTAGATAGAATTTGTTCAAAATTTGTACCAGCAGAAGAATTTGTAATTTCAATGGAGAATACAGATTTAGAAACAGCTGAAAGATATACACAAGTAATGAAGCTAACTAGAAATGATATTAGAAAACATCAAGTATCTGGTTATTATAAAGATATACCATTAAGCTCTTCAGAAATTTCTCCAGGTTCTAATGACGGAGATATGGTAGATCAAACTTTACAAAGATTAGAAGGTATGACACCTAGTATGGCAGATAAAATACATACTGTATTAGAAGTACATACTAATTTAGATTTAGGTGAAGATAAAAACGAACTAGCTTTACCTTATATTGTTACAATAGATTTAGATTCACAAAAAGTTTTATCTATAAGACGTAATTGGAAAGAAGAAGATTCATTAAGAAGAAAAAGAACTTATTTTATACACTATAAATATCTTCCGGGCTTGGGCTTTTATGGCTTCGGCCTTATTCAAATGATCGGCGGACTTCAACATGCTAGCACTGGTGCTTTAAGAGCATTACTAGATTCAGCTGCCTTTGCCAACCTCAATGGAGGATTTAGAGCTAAAGGAGCCAGAATAGAAGGTGGAGATATTACTGTCTCTCCTGGTGAATGGGTTGAAGTTGAAGCTTATGGTGATGATCTGAGAAAGAGTTTTATCCCTCTCCCTTTCAAAGAACC